CCAGCTGCGTCATCTCGTCCCGTTTCGCCTGGTCGGCCATCGGGCTGCTGCCCGCGTCGGCGGCCCAGTAGGTGTAGTCGGCCTCAAGGTCTTGGGCCGTGAGCACGATGGGGCCGACGTTGGGCAGCACGAGGGGCTCACCCTCGTCGGCCAGGGTGACTGCGAGCATCACGTTGTACACCTTAGCGATTTCAGCAATCACTGCATCGCGAGCGCGGACCATCCGGCCGAGCTGGCTTGCGGTGTACTCGGCCAGCAGCCTGTTTTCGGTGGCGGTGACGCCCGTGACCTCGCCGCTCACGAAGGGCGCGTTGACCCCGCTCGCCTGGATGTCGGCCTCTACGAGCCCCTGGTAGGCGGTGATATCGCCGGGGATAGGCTCCGACGGCACCGGAATCATCGCGCCCGTGAGCTCAGCGCCGGGAGGGAGGTCGATTTCGATCATCTCCCCGTCGCGGCCCTCGTTGATTTTTGCGACAGCCTCTTCGTCGAGGAGACCCTTGCGGACGAGCCACTGGCGGGCCATGCGCCGCACACCACGCGCGGTGTACGACCTGAACACGTTGAGCTCGCGCAACTGGTCGTAAATGCGCCCGACAAGCGAATAGCCGTCGAGCGGGCAACTCGGGTCTCTCGCGAAGTACATCGGCACGATGGGAACGATGGGCCGGTTCGAGCTCGTTCTGAACGGAATTCCAGTAGTGACGGTCTCGACCTCCATCTCCTCCTGCTCATCGACGCCGGCTTCCGCGTCCAGAGCGCCCTTCTGCACGCGCACACCGCGGAAAAGGTACTTGTCCCCATTCGCGTAGTCGGGTGACCAGACAAGCAGCCGGTCTGCGATGAGGTCGTACATCTCCACTACGCGCACCCAGTCGCGCTCGTCAGCGACCTCCCCGTAGCGGCCCTGGCTCTGGTAGGGCCCATCTTCGACGTCAAGCCACTTCTGGAAGGCCCGCGGGACAAACGCGTTCGCCGGGCGGGAGTAGCGCATCCGTGCCTCGGCGAGGGGCATCTGGTAGCTGTGGCCGACGTAGCGTTGGCGGCTCCACTCGGGTGCCGAGCGGTCGAGTACCAGCTCCCACGGCGGGATGGCCATGATGGCGATTCGCCGCAGCGGGTCGATGTCTTCGACGGGCGCCAGCTTCAGCGCGGAGCTTGGGAAGATGAGGGCGAGACGGGTCGCGTCTTCGATCTGCTCGCGCGTGCGCAGCAGGAAGTGGTTGGCGACCGCCTGGGCCGCGGGCGGGTTGCCCGTAGCGCGCAGGTCTGGCTGTACGACCACGGACGGGTTTTTCGCGTACAGCGCGCCGAGGTAGCTCTCGACGACCGCGAACGCCTTGGCCACCTCTACGTAGTTGCGCGCCTTGGCGTGCATCGAGCCCGCCCAGAAGCGCGTCATATAGACGTCGTGCCACGATTTGAGCTCTGCGCGACGCCCGGACCAGTAGTTGTCGTGGTTCTCGACGATTCGCGCAACGGCGCGGGGCTGCAGCATTAGGGGCCTCCCGGGGAGAGACGGTTGCGCCGGCCGGCTGCGAGCACTTGGGCCGCGGTGACGCCGTGCGGGTTGCGGGCGGTAGGGCGGTTACGCAGGTGCGCTGGCACGTCAGCGTAACACCGGTAGGCGAGGGCCGCAGCCATCGCGGAGTCGTCGTGCATCCCGTCGGGCGCAGACGGTGTGATTTTGCCCGCTGGGATCGAAAGCGACTTGAGCTCTGCGAGGGTGCTCTGGTCGAGCATCACCACGCTCGGCAGAGCGTCGCGCAGCGCTTCGAAGGCCTCCAGCTTCGAGCTCTGCGTCGTCACCCAGGGCTTGCCCGCGCGCTGCCATAGGTTGTGGTAGCGGCAGTGGTGGAGCTCGAGCAGCACGGCGTGGCCGTGGTTGTTTGACTCGCAGAGCACGAGGGCCTGGTTGTAGCGTGAGGCCACTTCAGCGATTTTTTGCGCGAACTGAGCGGGCGCGATGGTGTTGTTCCTGTACACGTATACAGGTTGCCGCGTAGATACCGAGACCACGCAGATCGTGGAGTAGTCCATCCCGACGCCACCTGACGGGTCCGCGCCGAGCACGTAGTTGTCCCCGGCGACAGGCGGCTCCAGCTCGAGGTGGTAGGGCTGGCTGACGGAGTACGGCACGGCCGTGATGCCCTGCAGCGCGTCGTAGTCGTAGTAGCCGCCAGCGCGCAAAATGAAACAATCATCCATACACGCTGGGTATTCGCGGCGGAACTTCGGCAGTGTCAAGGTCGCAATGCGTTCACGCCGCCACGCGAGCTGCCCGAAAGTGAGCCCGTAGCGCTCCTTCTCGACTGCCTCTTCCGGCGAGATCTCGAACTCCGGCAAGTCGCCGAGAGTGTAGTCGGGGTACTCCCACCACCAATACGTGTACAGCTCCCACCCGTTCTGCGGCGCACCCGCCACGAGCCGGTGGAACGCGTCACCCGGCACGTTGACCGTGGATTCGACCACAATCACGCCAGTCGCGCCGACGGTTGCATCGACCTGGGCGAGGTTCTCGTCGGCGTCGCTGTAGAATGCAAATTCCGACAAGTGTGCCGAGTTGAAGGCAAAAGATCTTGTGCCACCTCTACCACCTGTAGTGTACGCGGAGACCCCTGCGCCGGTGTCGGCGTAGCGCATGTCGGTGACGTTGTCCGTTGCCATCTTTCGCTTGAGCAGAGCCGGAAGTCCGCGTACCCATCGCTGGTCTTGGGCGCGCAGGTACTTGGCGCTTCGCTCGTGAAAGCTGAGAACAGCGTGCACGTCGGGGTCGTGGGCGATGTACGCCTGTCGCATCCCCTCGGCGCGCATGGCGGTCGAGATACCCACCTGACGCGCCTTGACCACGATGATGCGCTTGTGCCCAGACTTGAGAAGTTCGAGAAAGCGCCACTGCGCGTCATTCGGCGCAAAAGGTACCTGCTGCTTCGACGTCTTGTGCTGGATTTTGAGCAAAGAAAAGAAGCTTTTCTGGTCGCTCAGCAGAGCGGCCACGTCCTCACGCATTGCCTTCGGCACTGACGCTGGGACAAAAGTCACTCCCCCTCCAGCTCAGTGCGTGCTGTGAGAGCGTGCTCGATGCGGGATTTGGCGATCTCGACGTACTCAGCATTCAGGTCGACGCCGACAAAGCGCATGCCTTCGAGCATCGCTGCTTTACCCGTTGACCCAGAGCCCATGAAGGGGTCGAGCACGAGGCCGCCGGGCGCGGTGACCAACCGGACGAGGTACCTCATCAGGTCGGTAGGCTTCACGGTGGGATGATGATTGCGGCTCTGTGCCTTTAATCGGTCCCTCGCGTTCCCGTCATCGTCAACCGGCATCGCTCCACCCATGCCGCTCTGATGCGTTACCAACTCCAGCCCCTCGCACCCCTCTTCGCGATCCTTCCGTGACGCCTTTGCGCAGTAAAAGAAGCGCGCTGCGGAGCCGGTGTCGCCGTACTGCGGCCCCGCTGGTGTGCCGGAGCTGGGCGACCAGATGCCGCCTTTACCTCGCTCCTTTGTTTCTTTGCCAGCCTTGCTCTGCGGGAACAGCCCCACCACCTCTTCAGAGCCATCGTGGATGAGGTTCGCGGGCCAGCGTCCACTATTGTTGTCTGTCTCGACGGGCTGCACAGTCCAAGCAACGTCATTATGTCTTCGTTGCGTGATGGGCCACACACCCTTGTCAGCACCCGTCCCCACCCTGCACCCTTCGATGTTGATCGCGCCCGTGCCGTGCTTCAACACGTTCTGCGCGACAGTTGTCTTCATAGGTTTTTGTGCGACGATGATGGGTTCCCAGGCGGGTTTGAGCGCGGTGCCCCAGCCTTCATACTCCGCTTTGAGCTTGCCACATCTCGGGCACGCGCCACGTCCGTGTAATGCTCCTGCATCCAGTGTTCCAAATGACTGCTGAACACCTTCAGGTTCTCCGGCCTGTTGTCGGCCCTGTTGTGATTGATATGGTGTACCTCCTCTGTATCCGTCAACGGTCGTTCCAGCATTTGCTCCGCAATCAATATGTGCTCCAGCACATAGCCGTTGTGCCTCGCCCTCGGATGATCCGGCTTCCGAATCATCACGTACCCCTTCTCCGGCTCGATATACCTGCCGCCTTTCCATGCTGGATTCTGCATGCCCGTCATTTTCGCCGCTCGCTTCGCAATCGCGTCCGGCGTGTGCAATTGACTGTAGCCCCGCAGGAAGTTGCTGCATCGATGTGAACATGCTTTCGTTGTGTTCTTCGCCAGCACTCCTGGCCGCCTGTAAATCGCTTTCCCGCAATAGTCGCATGTCGTGTTCGGTTGCCGGTTTTCCATGTTGGCCCTCCTTTGCAGGCTGGCTGTATGGTATCGCCTTTCCTTGACAAGTGCAACACCCGGCGCGCCTCAAATTGAATCCTTTGCTAAATCCGGTGCCGTAGACCCACATGATGCAATCGCGGATCTCCCAGCCCGCGTCCTCGATGGCGCACGCCAACCGGTGAAAAGTTCTTGTGCCTCCGAACGCAAGCAGGTAGGCACCGGGCTTTGCCGCGCGCAGGGCGTGCGTCCAGAACTCGACCCCTGGAACGCCTTTGTCCCAGGCTTTGTCCATGAACTCAAGACCGTAAGGTGGATCGCAGACGATCGAGTCAAACGTATTTTCCGCGTAGCCGTACCCGACGACCTCGCGGCAATCACCAGTCCACAGCTTGTACGGTTTGTTCATTTTCTCACCGCCTCTAGAACCGCGCGAAGCTCGAGCACATCGGCACTCTCGCCCTCGTCGGATAGCACGTCTAACGCTTTTTCGACAACCCACCGCGCCGTGCGGCAGGCCTCCGCTCCCATCGGTCCGCCGTCGAGCACGCGCCGCAGGACGTGCAGCGCGTCGGGGATCAGCTCGATGACGCCCTGCGCTGTCTCCCCGCGAGTGTATGGATCCATACTCACTCCCGGGTCTCGAGGTGGAGGAGCAGCTGCGCCGCGACCCCGACCCGGCCACCGGCGTGAGCCAGGGTGCGGGCGTCACACGGGATGCGAGCCCATAGCGCCGCGTCCGCCAGAGAGTAGTGCCGGTCGCGATGATGGGCCACGTGGGCTGCGACGGACTGGATGCACTCGCCTTCGGGTGCCAGCGGCAGCCGCAGAGCCTCGCGCAGGAGGCCGAACACGCGCCGCTTCCCGTAGCTCGTGTGGCGTGAGGCCTGCCCCGGACCGTAGGGCGAGCGGAGCAGCTCTTCGCGGAGCTGAGCGAGGTCGAGGCACTGGCGGACGTTGTAGCGGTTCACGCCGTGATGCGCGTGCAGACGGGCAATCTCGTCGGTGTAGTCGTAGTAGGGCACGCGCACGGGCCAGCGGTCGGCGGCCACGACGTCCGGCTCGTCACCGAGGCGCACGAGCACGACTGCGACCTCGACAGGCACGACGCGGCCATGGGCGTCGGTGGCGGCCGACGCGTCCCAGACAGCGACGAGGGTGTCACGCTTTTTGGGCGGCATTGGCGGCGGCGAGGAAGTCGTCGAGGGGCAGCTCGATCGTGCGGATAGAGCCGTGTGCGGAGCATACCCGACGGCGGAGGATGGCGTCAGGGTAGTGCTCGGCGAGCTCGCGCGCCCCGGCCCAGCGGACGGAGGTGGCGTCACGGGTCTCGGCTACGGCGGTCGAGGTGAGGCAGTGCGGGCAGCGCATACCGGTAGTCTAGCACGCTACCGGTAGCGGCGCTACCCTCGTCAAGGCTCTTTATGCCACAGCCCGTTCTCGTCCATGTACGCATAGTCGTTGTGCTGGCCCAGTAAGTAGTCCAGCGGGACCGGGCTCACCACATAGGTGGTCCCGTTGTTATCTACCTTTCTCATCACGGCCATCTGCAGAGCATATTCGCTAGGTAAGAAGCAATATCTGGCTTCCTCCCGCCAATCGCTGTCGATTAAGAGTTTTGCAAAGGCGTCCATGACCTCGTCAAGACGAGTCATCTCCGTGACTAAATGTGTTACAGTTGTTTGTGCGTCTTCGCCGAAATCTGCATCAATACAGCCATCTAAGTCAGACATGCTGTTTAGCGCATGCTGCAAAAGTTGTTTCTTGCAGAAAGACCCGAACCAGAAGTCGGTGGGGTTGATCGAGTAGCAGTAATAGATTTCACTCATGCGAACCTCCAGTAGTCGGGGCGAGGCAGTGCGGGCAGCGCATACCGGTAGCCTAGCACACTACCGGTAGCTGCGCCACCCACTAGGGCAGATGGCAGAACTCTGTTCTTTCTTTTATAGAGACAGAACAGAGAACTGCCATCACAGCCCGGTCAGGTCCATAGTGCGGATGTACTCGACCCGCCTATCCGCCGCCTGAAGTGCCAGCAGCACGTCTTCGCGCCTGACGTAGTACTCGCGCGAGCTGGCTGTCTTCTTGCACTGCACTGGGATGAGCCCCTTGCGCAGAAGAGCTTTTACGCCGCGCGGATCGCCTAGGATATGGTAGTCACGCCCATTCTCGGTGAGCGCGAGGATGCCAGAGATCAGCGCCGATAGGTCTTGCGCGGACTTAAGGTATCGCCTCGCGGCGACAATAGTGCTCTTGCTTTGCCCGCCGAGCGTCTGATGCACGTGCGCCCGGTACCACTTCAGCGCCCTCTGTGCGACCTCGCCGCCCTCGCCGAGGCAACGCGCAAGTGCCACCGTCGTCACGGCCGCGCCGAGTTTCCCGTCGACCTCCGCGGTAACGAACATCGTCGCGGCTGTGGCAGATACCTGTACCGCATCGCCAACAGTAGAGATGACGCGATGCGCCCTGTATTCTGCCAGCTCTTGAGCGCTCTCTGGCAGATCTCCGTCCGCAATCTCTTTGGCGCGCTCAGGGGCGCTGGGCTCGGCGGCGAGTACTGCCACTACTTTTTCCCTCTTTTGTGCGTTCTTCCAGCGGCGCAGCGATTTCGTGGCCCCGAGGTCGAGATCACCGACCTCTTCCTCGCTCATCACGTGCACGTCGTGCCGGTCAAAGAGTGCTTGTAGCGCCCATCCTCGCCCCGTGCGGACCGCTTCGGCGTGGGCTGTGGCCTGTTGCCAAGACATTCTGCGTGATTCCAAAGAGAAGTGGTGGTCGACAAACAGGGTTACCCCGACGCTTTGCGCGACGACCTCCTCCCGCTGGAACCGCTCGACAGCGGCCTCCATCTGCCACTCCGGTGAGCTCTCGGTTTCTACGCTGTCAGGCTTTTCGCGAAGAACTCCGCAGACGTAGATGGGGCGCTTGGCCGCCGCTCGGTCACGATGACTGGCTTGCTCCAGCATTCGGTAGTCCTGCTGAGAATGGTTCTCCGTAAACAGCCAGACTTCGTCGTAGTGCCCCTTTTCGAGTGAGACGCCAGAGCCCATAGCGTTGTTGTAGTAGAGCACGTCTGCGGACTGCAGATACTCGGGATCGAGACCTACGCGCTCATCCTCGTGCTCCGCCTTAGTCACGCAAATCGCTTTTTTGTCGATGTCCCGAGCATCGGCGGCCATGGCGTGCAACGTTTTCTTCGAAAACCCGTAGGCAGCGATCCTTTTCCCAGCTTTGAGCCTCTCGAGCATGAGCGCGTACCCGCGGGTGTGGCTCGAGATTACCTTCCCGCTCGGGAGCGTCAGAGCCGGGACGTAGCGCAGTTGATGGCGTGTGGTGGGCCCCTCATACCAGACCGCTTGGCGCGGAGGGAGCTCGAGTTGCGCGCGCTCCTCGGCCGCCTGCCGCAGCAGCAGACGGGTCTGTTCGCCGGCGTGCGCGTCGGCCAGCAGTACCCGCGCACCTTGCGCGACGGCGCCGGTCAACACAGTGAGGCACTCGGGGCGCTTCGCCAGCATCGAGGCGAGCTGCCCCAACGCTGACTCACACTCATCGAACAGGATCAGCGCGTCGCGCAGCATCTCTGGAGTCAGCGCTTTGAGCGTCTCCGGCAGCCGCGCAAAAGAGGTGGCGACGCTCCCGTGCGCCGCGGTTATTTTCGACCCGGCGGACGCGTGGGCGATGTTGTACTTAGCCGCAGCCTGCTCAGACAGCGCCACGGTCGTGTTGATTGAGATCACGATACCGGGCCACGCCTCGGCCAGCTGGGCCATCATTCTCGTTTTGCCCGCGCCCGTGCCGACGCGAAGCACGCTCACCTCGGCCAGCTCGGGCCAGATCGCGTAGCCGTTAGCGTCGAGTTTGATTTCGACCGCGTCGGGCTGCCAGCGGAAGGACCAGTCGCGGTTTTTCCCGTCGGATTGGTGGTAGGCGATGTTGCAGCGGTGGCAGTGGAAAACTCTTTTTCCGTTTTTGCGCTCGTAAGTTTGAGCCGCGCGCGTAGAGTCCGGTGGGCACTTAGGGCAGACATCGCGCGTCCCCGCAGCGGGGAACTCACCCCAGTCGGAGTGCCAGATGACCTGCTTGGCTCGACCTGTTTTGTGGGGCGCGTTCGACGGTTTTTCCTCTTTATCCCCCGCACGCTTAGGCGCGGGCTTAGGCGCGGGGGTAGGCGCTACGTAGGCCGTAGCCACAGCCAGGAGGTGGTCGCGGATGCTAGATTCAGGGTTCTCGCGGATGACGGTGACGTATTTCGTGCCACTTGCGTCGGAGCGATGGAGCTCACCCGGCACGGGGACGTTGCGCGTGCCGAGGTCTTTGGCGTTGGCGTCGATCGTCCACCCATGCTCCGGGTGCGCGCGTGCCTCTCGGACCCACGCGCCCCACGCAGGATGCAGACGAGCGTGCGACCAGGCGCCATCGGTGCCCCCCATGTCGGCGGGCATCCGCCACCACCCCTGCACACCGTGCCCGGAGTAGACCAGTGTGTTCGGCGCGGGCAGCCCTAGTTGCGCCCAGCCGAAAAGCATTTTTTCGATGTACCCGTTTTCGCGCATCCAGTCGCAGACGTAGTCCACGGTCTGAGCGTAGAGGAAGTGCTTACGCTCTTCCCTAGTTGCGCCCCACTCTTCAGGGCAGCCCTCGTAGTCGGCGATGTCACAGTCGAGCGAAACCAGCAGGCACTGCCTGACGTCGGCGAGCCCCGCGAGAGGGATGTTCTTCGCTTTGCGGCGCATCACCTCTTCTTGCGAGTGCTTCACGAAAAAGCTAGGCGCGGAAAAGGCCTGAGGCTGGTGCACTCCGGGGCGCACGCGCGCTACCGTGCGCGTCCCTGCTGGGGCGGCGCCAAAGGTGCGGCTCATCCACAGCTGAGCACGCTTTTCCGCTGCTCTGTCCTCTTGCGTCCACGGCTTGGTGTTGTTACTCTTTTTGCGGTCGGGCTGCATCCCGGCCTCCTGGTGCGGTTGGGTGTGAGCCCCTCGGGTTGGTCCCCCGAGGGGTTCTCTGTTGGGGGGTCTCAGTCTGCGAGGCCTAACGCGCCGACGCCGTCACGCCCAGACCGGAGCGTCGCGATCTCCGCCACGAGCAGGTCGAGCAGCGCTGCCGCCAGCCGCACGTGGCCCATGTGCCGCGCTACGACGCAGCCGTCGGCGAGGGCGTAGATGGCCAGCACTTGGGCGTCCTTGCCAACAGCAGTCACCACTGGGCGGCACGCGAGGAGCTGCTCGGCCAGGCGGCGCGACGGCGAGCGAACAGGGTGATCTGGCCCGACCGCCCGTGCGATCAGGCGCCCCAGCACTTCGGCGTGTGTGCCGCCCTCGAGCGCGGCTACTGCCGTCAGTAGTTCGGCGTCGGTGCGAGAGATGCGGGTCGAGGTGAGCTCATCTGCCATAGTGGCCTCCTGCCAGCAGTATACCGCGGTATACGAGCAGTGGCACTACTCTGTTCTCTCTCTCTATAAAAAGAAGAACAGAGAAGTGCCATGCCGGTGGGTGCGCGCTGAAGCTACCGGTAGCTGCTCTTGCCTCCGGGCGCCATTCTCGAGAATCGCAGTGGCTACCCGTAGACGCCTCCCAGGTCGGGGGATAGTATGGTGCATCGGCGGCCGATACCTCCCCGCCGACATCGAGGACCCCGTGCCCACTCCCATCGATCTCGTCTACACCATCGCCACTCACGCCTTCGTCGCTCGCGCCGAGCTGCCCCCGCGCACTCGCGCCCGGGTGCTCGACCTGGAGATCGTGACCGCCACGCTCGCTTCGGCCGTCGCGGAGGCTGATGCACGCCACTCCGGCGGCCGCGAGGTGCACTACCCCGAGGGCACCTGGTCGGTGCGGTGCTACCCCTACCGTGCCCGCGGCGGCTCCCGGGGCGACTACATCGTGGCCATCTTCGGCCTCGGCGAGGACGGTGCCCCTGTGCTGCGCGCGGCACGCATCGAGCGCGGCCTGCTTGCCCAGTACCAGTACGTCGGCTGGCCGCGCCTGGGCCGTCGCCACTCCACCGACTCCACCGAGAGCGCCGAGAGCGCCGGGGAGGCCGCGTGACCGACCGCGCTACCGTCGCCCCCCGGGTGCTGCGCTGCGGCTGCACCGTGCTGGAAGAGGATCGCCCTCACCACGACCCACGCTTGCGAAAAAACGGTTTTCGGTCCGTCACCGTGCTCCGCGTCGAGAGCACCTCCCCCCACTGCCCCGAACTCGGCTACCACGGCCCAAGTAGGAGAGACTGATGTCACGAGAGATCCGTATCGATGTACAGCAGCACGACGACGGGCGGTGGTCCGTCTCGATGTGGGACGCCTCCGTGCCCGGCGCCGACACCGGATACCGGTGCTGGTACTGCGCTACCGAGGACGACGCCGACTACCTCGCCTGGGTGCTCGGTCTTGCCACCGTCATCGACCAGCACGGGAGCTACGATGACGCGGACGACGACGACGGCGGGTGCGTCACGGTCGACGACACGGTGTGGTCATGAGCACCACTCGCACCGTCGGCGGCTGCCTCTCACTCCTCGTCGAGAGCGTGCTACTGGCGCAGCTACTCGCCGGGGTCGCGATGACGGCGTACGCGCTCTACTTCTTCGTGGGCGTGCTGCTGCGATGAAAAGATATTAACCCCCGCTGCGGAACTACCCGTAGCGGGGGCCAGCCCGGTGTGCCCGCCCAAGGGCACCGGACAGTGCGACTATATCACGTCGATCTGCCAGTGCAAGAAATCGCGCAGCGTGCGCCAGTCGCCCCCCCAGGTCAGGCGGTACCCCTCGGCGAGCCCCTCCCTCTCCATCCGCGCCCACTCGTCCTGCACGATGGGCGCGATGTCGTGGTAGTCGGGCCGCTCCCAGGAGACCTGCCCGTAGCGGTAGGGCGCGACGTCTACCGCCATGGAGGGCAGGGAGTTGTGCTTCGAATTCGGCCAGCGCTTCTGTGACTTATTCTCG